ACTCTTTCCCTACACGACGCTCTTCCGATCTATATTATCCTATATTAAAATATACTACTAAAGAATTAAAAGAAAAAGAATTTGTTGTTATAGGTAAAGTAATAAAAGTAGAAAATAAAAGTGCTTTTAAATAGAAAGGAGTATTTGTATGTTAAAATGTAAACATTGTGGTAGTACAAATGTAACAGTCCAAGCAGTAGAAAAACAAAAGAAAAGAGGAATTTTAATGTCACTTATATGGATCATACTTGCTGTTTGTACTTGTGGACTTATTTTATTAATTCCATTATTAACTAAAAAAGGAAGCAAGACAAAATCAGTTATAGTTTGTCAAAATTGTGGAAAAATAACAAAAACATAAAAAAGGATAATGTGTTTCAAGTTTGCGACACGACACACATTATCCAGAGCGTAAACACTCGAAAGTGAATACATTTGTATTATATACAAAATGGCTTCATTTTTCAAGTGTTATTCAAAGAAAAATGGAGGTTTTTTTATGGCAGTAAAAACAAACTGCGTTAAGAATGGTATTCCATATTATAGGATTCATAGAAAAATAAATGGAAAATATGAAGATTTTTATGGAAAGAATAAATCTGATGCAGAGGATCTATATTACGAAAGAAAAAAACAAGCCGAAATTGGTGTAATTCAAAATAAGGATGTTACTACAAAAACATTATTACATAAGTGGCTCTTTTCGGTTAAAACTCATGATATAAAAGGTACATCACTAGAAACTTATGAAGGAACATATAGAAATCATATAAAACCTTTCTCTTTTTCAGATATTCCTATAAAGAAAATCTCTAGTATTATAGTTCAAGATTATTATAATACTCTTTTCAAAAAAGGTAGATCTACTGATACTATTGAAGATGTACATAAATTACTTCATCAATTTTATATATATTGTGAAAAAGAAGGATATATTGGAAAAAATCCATGTAATAAGGGTTTAGTTACAATTCCTAAAAATAAAGATGTGGATGTAGATGCAATTATCGAAAGCAAAAAGGTTCCATTCAATTATTTTAGAGAAGAAGAAATTCCAATATTAAGAAAAGCATTTATTGGTAATAAATATGAAAAGGTTATCGATTTTGCTCTTGGAACAGGAATGCGTCAAGGGGAAATTGTTGGATTAAAAAAAACGCATCTTAATTTTGAAAAAAAGGAAATCTATGTAAAAAACAATACAACGCGTGCTGCAGTATTTAATGATGAGGGAGAAAAAACAGGTTATAAAACTAAAGATGGCACACCTAAAACAGAAAGTAGTATTGATATTATACCTATGTCTGATTTTATTTATAAATTATTAAAAAGCCTTCCTGATGCACCTGACTCTGAATATGTATTTACTGCTAATGGTCATCAAATAGATAAAAAGGATCTTGAAAAGGTATGGAGAAAAACATTATTGTCACTAATAGAACAATTGGCAGAAAAAAACATAGATTTTGTATATAGGAAATTTCACGATTTGAGACATACATTTGCTGTATTGTTATTGTTAAAAGGAACAGACTTATATACGATCATGAAACTATTAAGACATAAAAAAATCTCATCTACAGAAATATATCTTGCAGTATTACCTGAAGCAAAAGATACTTCAGTCAATAAATTAAATTATTTATTCAAAAACTAAAGTGGGAAATAAGTGGGAAATAATTAAAATAGCAAGGTGTTACAAATCACTGTAACCCTTGCTATTACTATATTTATTACTCAATTATATCAGCAACTACACCTGAGCCAACTGTTCTTGCTTAACATTCTCAAATGTTTTCAAACATTTTTAAAACACTTATATTTCAATGTTTTATAAAATTTTCGTTTTTAATCAATTTTAGGTTATTTCAAACCTGAGTGGGAAAAAAGTGGGAAAGTGGGAATTTACCACTTCCAATTAAAACCATCTTTTACACCCATTCTATAAATCTTATACGAATATCTTTTGAATGTATGTAGCAATATTCGATCTATTATGTTTAATTCCACTTTTAAACCTCCTTATATTTTATTGGAGATATCTCTTATTCTATTATACCATATTATGTAAAATAAATTAACTATGCTCTATGATAGATATTGACAAGGATGTTCCTTGATACAAGTAGGTTTCAAAGTTCGACATTTTTCTACAAAATTCTACTTTTTTTATATAAATTCTCATAAATTCCTATTGTAAATTATCAATTAAGTCATCTATATAGTCGGATGCATCTTTTCCTGTTTCTATTTCTTCTTTGGTCTTTTTTATGTAGTTCTTGGCCTCTTGATATTTTTCTTCTTCAATAAGTTTGCTTATATTATCTAATGAATCAATAATATGTTTTGCCATATAACAACACCTCTTTCGTTATTTTTCTGATGCAATTATATCATTTTATATCTACTTTGTAAATTAGGTATTACATATTTAAGTGAAATATAGAATAGTTAAAATAAATAATAGTTTGTTTTACAATATCTATAATGAAAGTGAGGTGAGAAGATGATATATGTACGAATTAATGAAATACTAAAAGAGAAAAAGAAAACGAAGTATTGGTTTATTAAGAATATGGAAGGTGGTTACCAATCATTATCTCATTTAATGGATAACACTACTACTGGAATAAAATTTGAAACATTAGAAAAAATGTGTAAAATTTTAGATTGCGAACCAGGTGACATTATTGTTAGAAAAAAATCTATTAGAAAGAAGGTTAAAAAAGATGAGCAAACTTCTAAAGCAGTATAATGAGCTTAAGAAAAAAGATCCTGAAAAAATTTATATTTTTAAGGTCGGTATTTTCTATAATATATTAAACGAAGATGCAAGACTAGTTTCAAAAGAAATAGGCCTAAAACTAACCGACTTAAGTCCTGAAATAATAAAATGTGGATTCCCTGTCGCTACACTAGAGAAATACACTAATTTATTAACAGAACATAATATTAAATTTGAAATTATATCTAGTCAAACACCTTCTTATCAAAACGCTTCATATGAACAAATTGTTAAAAAAATATTAAATATTGATTTAGATAACACAACTTGCAAAGAAGCATTTGATATATTATATATGATACAACAAAATTTAAAAAATATACAATAAAAAGGGGAGATTTATTCTCCCCAAAATTTAGCTTAATTTTCTATTTACTATTGCTTGTATAGCATTATAGTCATATCCTGCAGCTTGAAGTCTATTTTTTCTATCTTGGCCATTGCCCCAGTCGCCTCTTATAACTTCATTTGCAATTGTCTCATTTGACTTTTTATTTGAATTAGAACTTGATCCTGCACCAAGTTTTTGATTAACAATAGATTGAATTGTGTTGTAATCATATCCTGCTGAAGTTAATCTATTTTTACGATCATCACCATTTCCCCAAGCTCCATTTATTACTTCTTGAGCAATAGTTTCGTTTGATTTTGTTGTTGTTTTTGGTTTTGAAGATGAACCACTTAATTTTTGATTTACAATACTTTGAATAGCACTATAATCATAACCTGCATTTGTTAATGCATTTTTTCTTGCATCTCCATTTCCCCATTTGCCTGCAACTACTTCGTTGGCAATTTCTTCGTTTGATTTATTTCCTGAACTTGGTGTTGATGGTATAGGCTCGACTTTTCCATCAAGTTGAGCGTTAACTGTATCAGCTAATTCCTGGAATCTATTTTGTAAGTATTTACCTGGACAGCTTGTATTTGCGAACATATTATGACGAGTTAAACTTCCATTAGGTGTTCCATCATATACTAATTTAAAATTATATCTTTTACAAACATCAACTGCTAATTTTACTAAAGAGTTCCATGCTGCATCAGAAATTTTCCAATCTCCGCCATATTCACAATTTGAAACCTCAACTGTAATAGCCTGATTGTCATTTGATCTTGAACTTGATGTATAAGCTCTATCTTCTTCATAAACATTGCATACTATATCTCCGTCATTTCCTATACAATAGTTTGCTGATGCATATCTAGTTGACTTTTGAAAAATATTTACTGCACATTGTTTGCCTGTTAATATTCCTGCCATAATATGCGGAGTAAATTTACAAATTTTCTGCCCATTTCTTCCTTTTTGATAATTATTAGGATGAGCGATATAAGCACCTTGTGCTAAACTTGACATAGTTCCCATTATTCTTCCCCCTCCTCTTTTCCATTTGATAATTCTTTGTCCATCTCTTCAGTAATTTTGATTTCGTCTTCTTCCATTTTGAAAACCTCCTTATAAAAAATTAATACAGGAAGATTTTTGAATTTTCTTCCTGTATTTAATGGAAACCGTAATTTTTTTTACGGTATTATAAAAAAACGGCTTACGACAATCGATTTTAAGCCGTTTTTTATTCTTGGTTAGTATCATTTGTTGTCTCATTTTCCGTAGTATTTTCGACATTTGTTTTTCTAGTAAAGAAATATGTAAAAACTGCTGTTGCTATATTAGAAAACAATGTAAATACTATTTGAAAAATATCCCAGTTGCCTTTTATTGCAACAATTAAAACTAAAGCTATGATCGTAAATGTAAATGCTATTGTTACAAAACTTTTTAAATCACTCCACGCTTGTTTCATAACGACTCCTTTCTAGGGCATACCTGCACCAGTTTTTATTAGTGATATAGCAATTCCAATAATTCCCGCTATAACTGCACCTGCTATTGTCCTGGTAATCCATTTTATTTTTTCATTTATTTCTGCAATCTCTTTTTCATTTCCTTTTGATAAATTGTATGCCTCATCTGTTTTTTCTTTATTTTTGGAATAGTCATCAAGTTTTGTTTCAATTTTTGTAAGCCTTGTAAGTACTTCATTTTCAAAACTATGTTCCATAACTTTGGCCTCCTTTCTTGTATTTTAATACAAAAAAATAACGCCCTTTTAAGCGTTTATTCATAATCTTCCCCAGTTATTTCCTTGTATTCTTCTTTTGTAATCCATTTGCCAACAGCGTTATGGACTCTTGCTTTGTTCCATATTCCATTATCATAATATGCTTTTACTTTTTCAAAATTTTTGCTGTGTTCTGCCATATGATTACACCTCCTCTAGGTCAACATCGACCATCATTGCCAAATAATCTAAATTACCTTGTATTTTTATGTCTTTTAATTCTTGTTCAGATAATTCTCTTAATACAAAATAATATCCATCTTCATAATGAACTATTTGCACTAATTCCATATGTTCAAATTCTTCAGATGTTTTTTCAGTTTCATTTTCAATTATAACTTTAGATAACTTTCCTTTAAAATCATCTTCTGTTATTTTAGTTTTTGAAATATAATTATTACCATTTAACTTTAGGTTTTTAAGTTGTGTTCCATCAGCCAGTGTAATTTTGAATGATTCTTCCATTTTACCCTCCTTCCAAATAAGTCATAGTATAATTGATACATATTACTTATTTGCATTTTTGACATAATTTTATAGTTACTAGACATCCAACTTTTAAATATATTTTCTATATCTATATAAGTTATTCTTCCTTTATCTAGTAATCTTTTATAAGCTTTTAGTTTTCTTCTTTCTCTTGTTATAGATTTTGGATTTATCTTTTTTATAATTCTTCCTGTTTCTGTTAGTGAATAATTTATTTGTAATACTTTAAATTGCTGTGATAATTTAACAATTCTTGTTTTCTTATCATTTACTACTAATCCTAACTCGTCAGCTATTTTCTTAATATTTTTTAATATATCTTTTAAAAATTCTTTATCTTCGTGAATAATATAACTATCATCAGTATATCTACCATAATATTTACATCCTCTAACTATTTTTATATAATTATCTATTTTCACAGGATATGAAATACCAATGTTTTGAGATGGTTGACTTCCTATATCTATACCTTTTCCATTTTTATTATCCATATTAAATACATCAAATAAATTTTTTAAAATCCATAAAGTAATTTGTGCTTCTTCTTTGTTTGTTTTTCTTAAAAACTGTTGTAAATTTTTCAAGCATAAATCATGAGGGATACTTGCATAATATCCACTAAAGTCTATTAATAATATATATCCCTCATTACTTTTATGTTCTCTATAATATTGGTGCAAATGTGTTTCAAATCTTTTTCTATGAAAAGCTACACCTTTATTTTTTTGACTTGCTCCATTATCATAGATCAAGTATGGAGTAATTGCAGGAGTTAATACTTCATCACACATTAGATGATTTATAGTTTTATCTATCATATTATTTGTTGTAATGTGTCGAATTTTCCCTCTTTCATTTAATGTAAATTTAGCACCTTTCGTTGGTTTATATTCCCTGTTTTTTAGTTTTTGCAATAATATTGCTGTTTCTAATAAATGGTTCATTTCAAAAAGTTGTGTTTTATACTTAAAAGGTGCTCCTTTTATAGCTTTCGTTCCTGCTTCATATATTTTATTAGCATCATAATAAATATTCATAAAATCACTTTTATAGTATTACTGTTCGTAAACAAATACATAATGATTAGCATTTATCAATTTTCGCAAATTGAAGGGATAATCTTTCCTTTCCTTTTCCCATATCCATACGATAGAATCTAGTCCATATAAAATTGTATGGGTTGTGAAATCAGGACGAACCCCGTTAGAGTTCGAAGCGTTGTTGTTGTTGGCATTGCCATTGTTGTTGACATTAGCGAAGTTCGAAGAAGAAACGACATACAAAGATTACCCACTATTTTTTTATATTTTTTAAAAATCTATTATCAGTTTGTCGAAGGGACTTAATCATATTAAATTCTTTTTGAATTTGCAAAACTAGGTTTATATACTTATTTAAATCAGCATATAGACATTCTCCTGCATATTGAAGTTCATCTTGTAAGGCATTACAACAAGCCATTGCTCTATCCATTTCCAATCTTCGTTCTTCAAATTCAGACATATATGTTGGAAATATTGTATTTGCAATTCTTAAATGCCTACTTATTCCTGTTGCTAGTTCTATTGCATTATTTGATACTCTATCTATTTGACTGCGATAAAATTTATACATATTTTCTCTTATTCTATTTTGTTCTTTTTCTTCAAGTCCTTTTATTCTGCTGTTTATTTTATCTTCTACTTTTGAAAGTGTTATATAAAAACTATTTTCTGCTAAATTTGTTACAGCCATTCTAATTGCATAAGCACCATGTATAACTTCTAGTTTTGACTCTGCCCTTTCGCTTTTCTTTATATCTGACATTACTAATAATACTATTACTCCTTTTCTAATTTTTCGTTCAAAATCATATCATAAAATTTTAATAAATATAACTATATTAGAAAACAGCTATTTTAAATGACAGGGCATAAAGCCCTGTCTGATGCCTGATTAATAGATTAGGAAAGCAGGACGAACCCCGCCAGAGTTCGAAGCGTGGGTGTCGGTGGCATAGCCATAGTTGGTGACACTAGCGAAGTTCGAAGAAGAAACGACATTTCTTAACCAGTACCAGTATCTATCTCCATTATCATTTCTAGCAACAGACAAAGATGGATTTAATCTGAATAAAGATAATTGTTGCTTATCTATTTCATAACTATATGGTACATTTGCTCCGCATATTACATTATGGAATATATTGCTACCATATACCATACATTCATTCATTAATTCTATTTCAGAATCATACCAACTTCCACCACTTTCATATCCATTTGTAACAGCATTTGCAAAAATATTTCTATGTTTTAATATATGTCCTGCTCCAAAATCATTTTTTATAGTAGTTCTATGTGTTGCTAAATTTGTTTTGTACATCTCACTACCAATATAAGCCCCAGTTGTAATATTGCTACTATTCATTTGAGCTGTTCCCATAATTCTTTCTGGAATCATTAAAATATGTGGTGTTTTGCATTCAGTATCTCCCATATTTAATCTGTAATTTATATCTGCAACTAAATATTTTCTTCCACTTGTTTTTCCTATAATGTAATCTCCAATAAAAATATCATCAAATGTTCCTGCTGCAATTTGTTGAGACAAAGTTCCATTGTAGAATAAATCAGTTATATCTTTTCCTCTAAAAATTGCATTATGAGCAGCTCCATTTGGTGCAACCACAATTGATTTTAAATTACTAAATTTTGCATCATAATCTTGTGTAAGTTCGTCTGCTTTTTCAAGCAAATCTTCTTCTGTAACATATACTGTACTTGGATCAACAGTTATTGTTACATTATCTGCATTATCTACGGTTATAATCATATCGTAATAATGCTCTTTTTTCTCTGATATTGAATTGTTTATATATTCTGCTTCACTATCATAGTTTATATATGCAAATAAAATCTCATCTTCAGTATCAGGATCTATTGCATATAAACCTAATTCTCTTAACCAAAATCCACTTTCAGCATCAGTATTTTTAAATAGCCCTCTAACAGTAACTTGTGTTGCAGACTCTCTTGATATTTTAGTTATATCAAAATCCATTTCTTCATTTACTAAATCTGTTAAGGCTTTTATTTCAGCTACACTTCCCTCTTGTAGCGAACCGCTTCCTATTTTAAATCTTGAAAACTTTAATGTTTTAGATTGTAAAGTTTTGGCTGCTAAAATAGCTCCTTGTGTAGTTATATATGTAACTCCATATGCCATTTTTTTATTCCTCCTCTACTAAATGAATATATTTTCTGTGAACAGGTAAAATCCCTATGTTATAATTCATAGGGACTTCATTTTCTTCTATTATAGTGTCCGTGTTCACAGATAATTCTATATATGAATCACGAATTAACATCATACCAAAATTATATGGTAAATCCAACATAATAGTAATCTCTTCTATATAATGATCTATATCATATAAAATCTTTTCTAATACATTGGCCTGTTCATAATTCATTGTATTATTATAAATTATTGTTTCAGTAGTTAATGCGTAACAGAACTCTTTTAATGTATCTATATTGCTTCTAATTCTATCTATATGTGTTCTTGTTGGATAATCCCTCATATTCCAATCGGTTTTTATCACTAAAGTTTCAGAGAAGCCATATTTTTTCAAAATATTTTCCAAGTATTCACACCAGGATTCTACTCTATTTAAATCAGTATAATTGTAACTTCCTTTTAGGTGTGTGTTACTTCCTGGATTATTTAATGCTGTTTCCACATCACTTGCTGTTCTATCATATATTAAATCATCCATTGCTTACCTCCTCTTTAATATAGACATTTCTTACCAACATAGATGCATAATTTTCTTGTAAATCTACTTGCCTTAATACTGTCAACAATCTTACTCTTGCATTTATTTCTGCACTTGCTATAAATCCACCTGTCAAATTAATGTCTAATTTCTTAATATGCCCTACTAATTGCCTACTAAAGCTGTTACTTTCAATTGCAACATCTTGTGTTAAACTTTCCTCTTCAACAATAAATTCAAATTCTGTTTTATATGTTTTCTGATAATAGTCTAATACTTTTTGAGCAATAGTTTGAGCATTGCTTTTGTTAATAAAATATGCTGATTCTATTTTTAAAGTATTCAATTTGCTTGTAGAACTTAAGTCTTTAATTTCAACTGATATTTCCTGTGTATTATCCACATATTTATACCCTGTAACAACAACTTCTCTTTCTGTAGTACAATTTATAATTGCATAATTACAATTAGATTCAATTATTGTTCCGCCTGTACATGATAGATTATAAACTGGTTTATCAAATAAAACTCTATTTCTGCCCACACTTAATATTCCCTTAAATACTTCTTCAGATTCTCCGCTTTTTACATAATTATGTGCTGTTGCTGCAACTTCTGTTACAATTTCATTCTGTTCTACTTTTCTTGTATTTTGGAATATATTTGTTTGTTCTATTGTATTGTTGTCTTCTTCATCCACAATTGTATAAATTCTTATTTTTGTACTCCTACTATCATCAGCAATTGCACCTATTGCAAATACAACTTGTTGCAATGCTTCTCTGTGAGTGCATATAGGAATATATCCTGTTAATTGAATATTTTTTAGATCTTCTTGTATTTCATATTCATTACTTTCTAGTCCTGCAGATGTAAATATTTCATCACATAAATCTTCAACAGTTATATTATTATACATACCACCATAAAAAGTTGTTTTATCTATCAATCCTATTAAATCAATTGCTTCAAATTCCATAATTTTATTATCAGCATTTTTCCAGGTATCAAGATAAAACTTACCCATATAAATTTCTTTATTTAATTTTGGTAATGTTTCTATTACTTCAAAAGCCTGCCTTTGTTGTAATAAGCTATAAAATCCTGTTGGATTTATAATGTTAAACTCATCTTCCTGTGAATATATTTTAAACCCTAGAGTGTTTATGCTTACCTCTGAACTTAATAAATCTAATTCTTCAAGTATGTCTGCACCCATTAAATCTTCATTTTCAAAGATTTTATTTGCACCATATAATATTTGATATAATTTTAAATATCTATATGGATTATTTGTACCATAGAAAATTATAACTATTTTTTGATAATTTTCTACTATGTTGTTACAAACATATTGATAATTATCAGGATAGAAATCTGCTTCGTTTATTAATTCATTACTTGAATTATAATAAGTTATATTTAAATGATTACAATAGTCTCCTACCTTACTAAATAAAAATGTCAAACCTAAACTACTATGTGGTTCACTAAAATCTATTATTAATACAGGAGGCCTTTCAAATACCCCTGATGAATTACTCATACTGCTTGACCATAAACACATATTATCTAATTCATCAGGCATTAATTCGAAACTACCATCTAATGCAAATTGGTTTCTTTCTAGTGTTGCATATTTTATTTCTTCTATATCATCTTGTTTTAAATCTTCCAAATCAACAAATGATTGTTTATCTGAAATATTTAATTGACTGTCTGATTTTGCAGTAACATCAACAAATCCAAATTTTATTTGTGTTTTTGCTCTCATAATCATCAGCTCCTTGCTGGCTTTTTAGCCGTAAAGTTTACAGTCATATCTTTTTTATATGCTTTTCCACCTCTAAAATCGTTTATTACTCTTGAAACATTATTGAAATAGGCTTTAAATTCAAAATTGGCAATTTTGACTGTGTGAAACTCTTCTGGTTCAGTTAATTTGTTCCATAATCTTTCAAACTCATCATAATTGCGTTCTGTTTGAGGCTCAAATTTAATGTCAGTAAAATTAAAGTAAACACCAATTAAATCCCTTTTTAAGTCTCCATCTTCAGTTCTGTTTGCATAGTTGTCTAGGAAATCGGCTGTTTCTTTTATTCCTGCATAAACTCCTATATTATATTGATTTCCATCAATTATAATAAAATCATATTTTTCTGCCATTATGTTGCACCTCCTAATATCAATTTACTTCCTTTTCTCTTGCTTTCTTTGTCTAGTTCAGGTTTTAAGACTCTTATTAATTGTGCCATACTTCCATCAAATTTAAGTGTAATATTTTGTGCTTGAGAATTATTATTTTGTCCAACATTTTGTTCATTGAACATTCTTAAGGCCGTCAAAATCATATCTAGCATTTTGTCTTCAGGTGCAACAACCTCGCCTTGATTTTTGTTATCACCAATTACTGCTAATTGAGGTGTATTTGCTTTTACATAACCACCTTCTGCAAGTCTTGGAAGATTTAATTGACTTAATTTCCCTATGCTTACACCAGGAATATTGTTAATTAAATCAATAGCACCATTAATCATATTTACAAACTTATTAACAACACCCTCTATCATTCCAAGTACGCCATTAATTCCACTCTTTACAGCTCCGCTTATTGCATCACCAATTTTAGTTCCTAATGCACTAAATGTATTTTTAATGTTATTCCATATTCCACTAAAGAAGCTTCCGATATTTCTAAATATACTCGTAATTCTGTTATAAGCTGTTTGGAAATTATTTATTATTCCATTTTTTATGCTATTTACTGCATTGCTAATACTATTTTTAATTCCATTCCATATATTAGATACAGTATTTTTTATTCCATTAAATATATTTGAAATAACAGTTTTTATTGCATTGAATACTGTTGTAATAATACCTTTTATAACATTTATTACTGTTTCTATTATTCCTTTAATTGCATTCCATACAGTAGAAACAACACCTTTAATTGCGTTCCAAATTCCTGTAAAAAATGTTTTTATACCTTCCCAGGCTTTGTTCCAATCCCCTGTGAAAATACCAACAATAAAATCTATTAATCCTTTAAATGTTTGTATAATTCCACCTATTGTATCTGTAATAGCACCGAATACATTACAAATTGTATTCCATAAGCTTTCAAATATTGGAACTAATACAGGAAGAATATTCTGTATAATCCAATCAACAACTGGTTTTAGAATGTTATTCCAAAGAGCTGTTACTGCATCTGCTATACTTCCAATCAAACCTGCAACATTATCTACAAAAGGTTTTAAATGTGTATTCCATAATTCATTAAATTTTGTTGCTAATCGCTCTAACATAGGTGCAACATAAGTATTGTATGCATCTAAAAATTTTCCAAATGTGTCACTTATTCCTGTTTTTAATGCTTCCATTAGAGGATGTATATGTTGATCATAAACTTCGTTCCATTTATCTCCAACATAAGTCATTGCATTTGCTAATGTACTTGTAAAACTTTCTATTGGCTTCATTGTATTTTCAATAGTGGTTTTTATCTTATCTGCATTATCTATAATTGGTTGGAATAGTATTGCTTTTAAATCAAGCACAAATTTTCCACATAATTCCTGAATACTCATAAATGGATTAGTAAAAATTGCAATTATATTTGCACCAATTTGTTTTGCTGTATCACTTTTAAATACATCAGATATTTCTCCTAATGCTTGCCATAAGTTGCCTGTTAATGCTAAATCTGCACTTGAAATATCAAACATATTACATATATGAGTTTTTATTCTTTCTTTGTTTTGGCTTAAATACTTGTCTATACTTCCAACTAGTCCTTCAACAATATTTGTGCCTATTCTTGCAACTGCACCTATCGCTTGGCCTAATGAATAGCAAACTGTATTTACCCAATTACTTGCTGAATTTACTACTTTTGGATCTGTCCAAATATTGATTATTGTATCTTTTATTCCGTTTAAGTGTCCTATTATTCCATCAAAATTTGTGTCTCCAAAACTAATGTCAAACCCTTCTTTAAATATACTTGCTAATTCTTTTACTCTACCAATTAAACCATCAAATGCTGATGTATCTTCAGTAATTGTACTTGATACATCCAATGTATCTTTTATACCAGCTGAACTGCCTCCTGATCCTCCACTAGATCCACTTGAAGTGTCTGTATCTTTTTGTAGTACATTTAAATTATCAAATGCTGCTAAATTGTTTGATGCTTTCTTTGCATCTTTTCCCGCTTTTTTCGCACTATCTCCAACGCCTGAAATAGCATCTGAAGCAGTACCTGCTTGATTTGCTAAATCCCCTAATCCACTTGATACAGTTTCAACACTATCAGCTTTTAATCCAAATAATGACAACAGTCCTGAAAGTGCAGTAAATAATCTTGTTACTGCATTTACTGCTGTTGTTATAATTGGAATAAATAATTTTGCAATAGGCTGTATTACATTTCCAACTGCAGTTTTTAAATTTGTGAATGCTGTATTTAATTGTGCAAGTTTTCCTGAATAAGTGCTTGCATAGATCGCAGCATCGTTACTTTGGAATTTTGTTTCTTCCAATATTCCATTTACTTCTGCTTGGATTTTCTCTGCTTGTGTCAATTGATTTGTTGTCTTTCCAACTGATTTTGCATAATCTTCCCACATTTTTGCTACATTCTTGGTAACACCTGCATTATCAACAACAACTGAATTTTCGTTTTTCAAACCTTCTGTTGCTGTTTGAACTGCATCACCTAAAGAATATGTACTTTGTCTAGCAAAAGTTGCACTGTTTTTTAACGCATTCATTGTTTTTTGAATTTGGTCTGAACTATATCCTCTTAATGCAAGATTTTTATATGCTGCTACGGCATTATTCAAAGGAACTAATCCGTCAGAAATATAATCCTGAATAAATGCTTTTGCCTGATCAAAACTTTTGCCTTGTCCAGTCAATATTGAATTTAATCCTATCCATGCATTAGAAGTTTCTGTTGCTACTCTTAAACATTCTTTTCCAAATTTAACAACTGCTGTAACCGAGAAGGCAGCAAGGGCAGCTTTGCCAATTTTAGATAATGATGATGAGATTTTTGTTGCTGCAGAATTAGCTTGTGAATCTACATTTTTTAATTGTGAATTAAATTTATCACTATTCAAGATTAGACTTAAGTCTATCTCTCCTACATTAGTGCTCATATATCTCACCTACCTTCTTTTGCCATACTTGCGAACATCGCTTTGAAATTCTCCATTGCTTGTTCGTAATCTTCTTCAGTAATGTGTGAGGCTGATTTCTTTAACCATTCATTTCTAATTCTTTTTTCTTCAGGACTAAATTTCTTTAATGTTTCAGGATCTTTTTCGCTTCTTATTCTTACAATATTTCCTAATGCGGTCTCTCCATTTATTCCTGCTAAAAGACTTGAAAATTCTCCCCACTCCATTTCACTGATATTTTTTCTTAATCGAATCCCATATTGTTGAGCGAATGAACTTTCAATTAAGTCCCAATCGTCAAATAAATCATAATAAGGATCATAACTACTTGGATGTTGGAAATCGTTTCTCCATTTCCTCATAACTTGTCTCATTAACAATTGCTGATATTGCAATTACAACAGATGTTAATTGAGGAATAGTAAGTTTCATTTCCTTAATATCCTTTAGGGCTTTTTCTCCCATTAGCATTCCAATCATTTTATACATAGTACCTATTGAAAAATCTTCGTTTTTTATACTTTCTTCTACTAGCAAATAATTGTCTGCACTATTATCTACCTCGTAAACTTTTCCTTCTGCTAATTTTATTGTGGCTTTTTCTTTTCCTAATTTTGAACTAATATCAATTTCTGCCATCTTAATTACCTCCATTTATTTTAAATACAAAAAAAGAGCCCCAGTAGTTATCTACTGAGGCCATTTTTTTATCCTGCTGGTGTTACAGTTGGTTTTCCATCTGACATAACCTCAAATTCTAATGGTGCAACATTTGTACTATCTCCTGTACCTGCATTTGATACAGATATAATACAATCGAAACTTACTGTTGTTCCATCTGCAAATTCCCACTCGAATTTAGTTTCAACATCTTGGCCAGTTGCAAACAACTTACCTGCAACATAATCATTTCCTTCATCTCCAACATTTCTTTTACCTGAAATGCTTATTGAGAATCCTTTACCTGTTTGCATTCTTCTGATCCATCCTTCTGTTGTCATTGGTGTCCATTCTTCAACATTGTTGTCCATTGACAAAGAAAATGTTTCACAGTCTGCAATAGTTTTCATGTCTTCGGTTGTAGAGCTTCTGCCCTTTGTACCGATTTTGAATACATTATTAAATACTGGATAAACTCCACTTTGTACTGTAGCCATGGCTTATTCCTCCTTATCATTATTTTCATAATAAAAAACTGCTTGTATAACTCGCTCATAAATGTTGTTATCATCAGTTCCAACATCAACAGGTTCGTTTGTAAGCAGTTCAATATAATTTACTTTTATTTCATTTACAATAAATTCTGTGGATTCCATAAGTTTGTTGTAAATTTCATATGCTTTTTGCTCTGTTTCTTTAGCATTTTTATTCCAATGAATTAAAATACTAACAGACTTTTCCAAGGTTTTTGTGTTATCAATTCCACCTATTGCAACATTAGGTCTATTAATAGAATTTAATTGATATACGCCAATAGACTTTTCTTTCTTATTATCTAATTTTCCTATATAACAATTCTCTGAAGCAGTATAATTTAAAGATTTAATCCAATCTCTTATATCTGCTAATCCTAACAGTTTACTCATTATAAACCTGCCTCCTTTTTATAAAATTGTGAAAATGCGTTCTTGCAAAAGTTTTTATTCTTTCCACTTATCCAAGGCTCATACCAATTACCTTGTGCATTTGGATTTTCAGTTGTTTGGAAATTATATTCAGGATGAAAGTACATTCTTCTAGCATAAGGTGTAGAAGTATTTAAACTTACTTTTCCTTTTTTGCTATTTGAATAATCTTCATATGTGCTATCATTCTGCATATTTCCAGTATCAAATGGCATTACTTGAGCATTTACAACTTCAGTATGTAAAGCACTAACTGTCTTTTCCAATGCTGTTGTTGTCGCTCTGCTTAATTGATTTATTTTAGGAACATTTAATTTTATCTTGGATGTTACTGTTTTCATTACATAATCTCCAATTCAGTAAAATTAACTGTTCCATCAGGATTTCTTGCTTTAGAACCTTGATATATTGATCTTGTTTCTCCAAATACAGTAACTTGACCACCAGAAATAACAGATAAATTAGGAGCAATATCGCCAATAAAGTATGCTTTTGCAGTTAATTGAATTACGACTTTTTCTGCAGTTAATACTCTTTTAGCTTTGTCCTGGTAATTACATTTGAAGTCATCTTCTAATGCAATTATTGGTTCGCCATCTTCTGTTGTTCCTTCACCATATAAAACAACATGAATATCTGTTTTACATTGTTCTTTTCTTACTAATTTTGGATAATTCATATTAACACCTCAAATTTCTACAAGTTAATCCTGTTTGTCCTAATAGACTATAATCTTCTTTTTTTATAGCAATACCATTTTGAACTTCTATATTCCAATTAGATCCAAAGTTTACTGATACGCCATTTATTGAATAACTAGATAATATTGATTGTATCAAGTCTTCATTTTCATATTCAAAATCAGCAAGTCTGCATATAACTTCTTTTACAATGTTCTGTTGAAACTTTGTTAAATTTTCAAAACCTCTTCCAACTATTCGATTGTAAGTCAAAGTATCAATATGCATACTTGCCTTTTTTAATCTTTTTTCAATTTCATCACTTGGAATTGTCCCTTTATAGGTATCTTGATAATAAGTAACATCAACATAATTACTCATATCTAACCTCCAAATTAAGCACTTTGTTCAATATAGAATTGAATACCTGCGTGTTTCTTATTAAAGATGAATACATCTTCAAAAGACTCTTCAAAGTATGTCCATTTTCCTTGTGATAATGAACTTGGAGCACCTAATTGTGCAAAGTCATATGATATTACTGGAATAACAGCTGATGGATGTATTAACATCATTTTTACATCTTTTGCATCTTCTGCAACTTCAAATCCATCATCAGTAAATTTGTAAGCAGATTTCATTGCTGTTGTTGGAACACCAATAATTTCTACTTCTCCAATTCTATCTAATGATCTAGCAACTGCTGTATCTGTAGCACTTAAGCTTCTAGCAGCTTCTTTTGCAGTATCGATTAAAGTTTTTGTGTATGTATCACAATATAATAATCTTCCTGCAGCAGGAACTCTTGCTTCATCCATTTTATCCATTAAAGCATCGAATTTTGTTAATACATTTTGTAATGTAAGAACATCTCCTTCTGTGATTGCTTCAATTGCATTCTTTAAAGAATATAATGCTGTTATCATTTCAGCATCCATTTCAGGGAATTTTTGTTCCTCATTCATAACCTTTGTTATGTTTTGGATTGATGCAACATAGTTTGTCTCATCTATATCTCTTGGATGAATAAGTGTATCCCATGTTCTATGAGTTTTCAATTTCTTTGGTTCTTCATCATTATTGAAGTTTCTTCCAAAAGTACCAATTGAATCTCTATCTCCATTTTTTCTACCTTTTACAGATAAACTTGGTAGTATAACTGTATCATTTCTTAAAAATTTAACATCTGGTTTTACTGCATTCCATAAAGCACCAAAATATAATACATATGGATATGCTTGAGCTAAAGCTTGTGAATATTCTTTAGCATAATTTAATCCTGTTTTTTCAAATGCCATTGTAATTACCTCCTAATATTTTATTTTTTTATTTTTATTGTTTTCTAGGTCTTACCCCAGTAAATCCGAAATCAAATGCTCCATTATTAGAGTTTGTTCCGTTATTTGTGTCTGCACCAACAGTTATTCCAACATTTCCTTGAACCTGTTTTTTAAGTCCAGGAACATCATCAATAACTTTTTGTAGTGCATTTTTTAAAGTATCTTCTAATACATTGCCATCTTTATCTGTACAATTACTTAAATCAGCCATTTTTAATAAATATGGCATTGTTTTATTATCAATATTAAGATCTTCAACGAAATCGTACGCTTTCTTTTCAATCTTTAATCTTTGATTTTCTAATTGTATTTTTTGTAAAGATGCTTGTGCATCAGAAAGTTCTTTATTTTGAGCATTGGCTTGATTAGCTTTTTGAGTTTTAAATGCGTTTATTGCAATTTCCATCTCATCTTCGCTTAAACCTTGCTTTTGAAAATAGCTTTTTAATACACTATCTTCAGTTTTTGCATTTCTACCATCTATCATTTCTTGAATCTTGTTATAATCGATTACATTAGAATTGTTATTTGGTTGATTTGCATTATTGTTTTGCCCCGTAATGTTTTGGGCGTTTTGGTTAGAACCTGCATTATTATTTGTATTTCCTGCATTATTTGCATTAGTGTTTGCATTATTTCCATCCATATTTCATTACCTCCTACTTTTTAAAGTCTTGAAATGACTATATGCACATGCTTTTATAGACTTCAGTGTTTGGTCGCATATAAAAAAGAGCCTTACGGCTCTTTAATAATCTTATTAGTCAACAAATCCTTTGGCTTTAAAATCTTCTGCTCTTTTTGCTGATATTTTGTATTGATTTTCTTTTATTTTAGTTGTTTCAATATCTTCATCTACAACAACAAATTCTGTTTTTTCTAGGTATGTAACACCTGTGTATTTGTCATTAAAAGATGTATTAGCAACTAATGAGTTTTTAATTTCTTCTTCAGCTTCTTCAATATTTTCTGTTGCTTCTTCAACAACTTCTTCAGTTTCAACAGTAGCTTCTTCTTTTACTTCTTCTACCTCTTCTACAACTGGTTCAGTTGTTTCAACAACTTCTTGAACAACCTCTTCTTTTACTTCTTCAGCTTTTTTCTTTGCCATATCGATTACCTCCTTCTTATTTTTTATATTAAAAAAGAGCCTTACGGCTCTTAACTAATAACTATTTAATTTGTTTTATCATAAATATAGTCTGCGACTTTTTCTAGCGATGTACTTTCAGGTGTTTCTGTATAATTTTTTCCTTTTAAATACTCGTTAGATTTGTCATATAAATACTCCATAAACTCAATTGCTTCATCTTCGTTTATGTTTTCTATTTTGCTTAAATATTTATTTATTTTTGGATCATTTATATCTTTTAATATCAATAAATCCTTTTCATCAATTTTTAGTTGCATTGTTATTCTTTCCTTTCAATTTTTCAGCAGTTTTTGTATGTGTTTTATGTACTGTTGTTATTATACCACTTTCAGGATTAATATATAATGTTGTTTTTTCTCCAATTGTTTTAAAGCTTGGTCTTTGTTGTTCGTCATACTCTATTTTACCACATTTTAATGGTTTTTTCAATGTATCTATTATATCATCAAGTTCTATTTCTCTTTGTCTTACTCTATCAACTAAATGCTTTGAAACATCTCGTATTTCAACATCATTTACTATATGGCCAATAACTTTACTTTTTATAAATTCTTGTTGTCTTGCTTTTTCCGCTTCTATAATATCACTAAATGTTGTTATGTGATCTTGCTTAAATCTTTCTTTATATTCTTGCCATTGTAACCTTTTATTGTGATATTTTTCTGCATTTTCTGTATCAATGCTTCCTAATTCTAATCTACTGTATTTATCAATATTTCTGTCAATATAATTTAATTTTTGTTCATTTTTGTAATTTTCTTCTTTTTGTTTCAATTGCTGTCTAGTTGGTGGTGTTACCTCTGAATTTATGCCAGGAAAGTATGTAACTGTTGTATCTTTACAATTTGGATGAAATAACCTGGCTTTTACTGCTTCACTAAGAAGCGGATAACCAGTTCCATTACTTTCTGCTGCAGTTCCGCCACTCCAAACATCGTCAATAAATACTTTTCCTTGAAACTTTATACAATAAGGACATCCTCCGCCACGATTTGGAACTAAAACTGTATGAATGCCCCATTCTGCTCTTTTTGTTCCTTCTCCTTGTAAGTATGCCCTTTTATTTGCTGTTCTAATGGCCATCTCTGCATATGATGCAATATTAACCATTTTCCCATCAGAATATTCAATACTATTTATGCCTTTTGAAAGAAAATCCTTTGTTGCCATATCAACCGCTTGTTGTACTGTTCCTGAACCTGTATTTGCATACACTTGAGCATCATATATTATTTGTCTATATTGATCATTAGTGTATCGCAATATTGAAAGTTCTGCCTTTTGAAAATTTCCTGTTGTTTCTTTTATCAACGCATTTAATTTTCTTTCATTTATTCTAAAAAAGTTTGATTCTGCTTGTTCTGTCTTTTCAAATATTCTAGTGAGCTGTTTTTTCTTTATTCTTTTATTTTTACTAGTTCTATATATATGCCACATTTTATTTATTTGTTTGTCATTACTATTGAAATTACCTTCTTTTATAGCTTCTAATATTAGTCTTTCTTGATCTAGTTTTCCATTTTCAAAACTTTGTTTTATCAATTCTTCTACATCACTGTTTATAGTAGAAAAGTCATTTTTAAATATTTTTTTATTATCTTTTTTGAAATGCTCTAATGATTTTAATTGTTCAGTTTGCCAAGCACTCCAATTCATACCAAGATCTCTTTCTTCGTTTAAGTGTCTTGTAAGATTTCTTTTTATTGATTTTATAAGAGTTTCTTCTATTCTTTGGAATGCTTTTGCAATATCATATTCATTATTCATTTACATTATTCTCCTGGTCTTCTTTCTTTTCTTTCTGACCATCTACTTTTGGCTCTGTAGTTTCTGTTGGTTCTGTTTCTTCGCCAATTTCTAAATCAAAGTTTACTGCAGGTTCTTCTATATCAACAATTCCTTGTTCAGCCTTTAGTCTTGCAATTTCTTTTAGCTTCCAATCCTCATCTTTAGAGTCTCCATATAATTCTTCTACACAAGCCTCTATACTCATTATTCCTTGTTGCTTTCCTTTTCCAACTGTTTCAACTTGTGCCTCAAAAGATGGATTGCTGTATTCTCCAAATTTCAAACTAATCTCTATATCTTCAGGGATTGGTTTCTTTTCCATTAAAGCTCTTGATTTTAGAACTGTGTTTATTACTTTTGGAATAAACTCTGATAAAGTATCTATTATCAAACCTCTAGTATATAGAGTTGTTTTTTCTTTTTCTCTTTGTGCTTCTGCATTGTCTAATTTTTTATTATCTATTCCAAGTGTTGATGGACTTATTATTCCTTGTAAGCATAGATCCAAAAATGTTATATATGATTGCAAATAATTCTCTGTTGGTATTTCTGCTTGTTTTATTTCCATTTGATTTTTTCCATTTTCACTCATATCGCCTTCAGATTTAATATACTTATTATCAAATGGATTACTATATAATAAAAGTTCTCCTGTTTCAGGATCTCTTGGAATCATACTTTCAGGAATATATTTTATTGCTCTACCTGCTCTAACCGCTTCTAGCCATTGAGATATAATTTCGTCTAAACTATCAAAAGAGTCATATTTTCCTTCAAAAATAGACTCTCCTCTTCCTTTATATTTTGCTGATTCATTTAACATTGTAGGAACAGCCCACATAATAGAATCATCAAATTTTATATTTTTTAATTTCGACAATGATTCAACTTCTTTTAGTGAAACCTCTTGCTTATCTTTATATAACTTATAAGTTATATATCCATATCCATAATGTTCTTCTAATAAATAAGTATTGTTATTTTGCTCGTGGAATGACTTGAATACAACTTCTGTTAATCTACCTCTTTTATAAACTAAATCAACTTTTGAGCCATCAACCCATTCTAATATTGCCTTATCAGAAATATCAGCATCATAATTTATTTTTATTGCACCATCACCAATATGTAATAAATCTGCTAACAATGTTTTCAACATTTTAGTATCAAATTCATTTTCTTTGTTAACTTCTTTCCAATATTCGTCTTCAACATCGTCTCCTGAATAATCAGTCATAACTGTATTAATAATAGTTTTTACAATTAATTTTGGAAGGCCTGAATGTGATTTTTTCATTCTAATATCAGCAGTTTGTGCAGAACCCCAAAATGTATCTTCAGCATATGCTAATTGTCCATAAAACTCTGACAATTCTCTACTATCGCCTCTATACCATATTTTATTTCTTATACAATTTGATTGATAATCCATATTTTCATTTATTACAAATGTTTGACCTGGTGCAGGTCTAATATCTAACCATGATTTAATCATATTCTTCACTCTTTCCCCAATTTTCATTATTTTTTCACTCCTATTTTACTTACATATGGAATCCAACTATACTGACAACTATTAACCATATGGTCGTTTCCATCTTCAGGCTCATTGTCTTTGTCTTCTTTCCAACTATACACATCAAGTTCATCACAATAATTGTTGCAAGTATCTACTATGTAATAACAATCATCTTTGAACCATCCTAATTGTGTATTTATTCTGTCTATTATTAACATTTTAGCTTTCCAAGCAGAATTAAACATATAAATACATCCTGTTTGGCGTTTATATTTTGCAAATTCTTTTATTGTTGCCTGGTCTGCTGAATCTATAAATGTATTCTTTGCTAATCCCCACTCTTTTCTGTTTCTTTCTAGGAAATCAACAAAATTCTTAACTGTATCACTTGGTGCAAGTGGCTGATCTAAATTAGCATTATTGTAAACTTTTTCATCTAATAGGATGTATTTGCCTTTATTTGTTATACCTGCAAATGACATCGCAATTGTATCAGGACTTAACGAACTATATGATGTATCCAGTGCTGCAGTAAATAATATAAAATGTTCGTCTGTTTGTCTTTTTGCTATTGGCTTTGTTGTTAATTGTACTTTTTCATTTTCTGATTTTTGTAAATATTGCTTTGCCTCTTCTTTACTAATACAATGTTTTCTTCTATCAAAATTAAGAAAAACAAGTCCTGTTGACTTGCCTCGTAATCCTTTTATTTTATTTTTCCATAACTTTGTACCTACTGGCACAGAATTTATAATACTTTCCTTTTTATCTTCTGTTAAACTCTTGTTATGATCAAAAGAAAAGTACCACCAAGTCCAATCATCCATTTGAGGTTCATTAAGCATATTTAATAATTCTGTTGGTGCATCATCTTTATATTTATCAATTGGCCTTGCTTTGTTTACATATTGTTTGTAACATTCTTTATTTGGATCATCAGGATTCATTGTACATACTCTATAATCACAACGCATAAAAATTTCTCTTACAAAGTCCATATCTGCAATATTGAACTCATCTATAAGAATACATCCATATTGACCACCCAGTACTTTTTTCCATCTTGTTTTATTATCATATCCAACTATGTATATTACTTTTACACCATTTGGCGTATGATATAAAATATGTGGTAATGAATGAACACCTTTACCATTTGCGTTATATTCTATCAATCCACCTTGCGAATATTCTCCAAATATTTCAATTAAGCCTTTATCTTTGTTTATTATATTTTTTTCAATTGTTCCCAGGTCTAGTCCTGCAATTATATGTAACTTTTTAGGACTTTGAGCAACTTTAAACATAAATTTAGGAACTGCAACTGTTGTCTTTCCTGCATATGTAGTTCCTTCCAAAAACTCTGTACTACATTCGTGTTTCAAAAAATCAATATACTTTTCAGATAGTGGAAATTCCTCATTCATCTTTATTACCACCTAACTGCCTATTTATACTTTCTAACAATGGATTGCTTCCGCCTAATAAATTAACATTAAGTGTTTTGTCATCTTCATTGTTATTCAGCTTGGCCAGACTTTCTAATGTTTTCCTTTTTGCTTCCTGGACTCTTGTCAAACCATCTTCTATTCTTTGTATCATATTTATTGTTGGTTCAGCTTCTGTTATTGTTTCAGTTTCTTCAGTTATTTTTCCAGTTCTAGTATTTTTCTTTCTAATAAAATCTATTGTCATATCCTTGCCTTGCTGTTTTAATCTTTGTATTCTTGTAAGCATTCTTTTTTCACGAATTGTCAATATTTTATAGTCATTTATAAGTAATTGTTCTTTGTCATCTACGGCCAATGATTTATAAAGGTTTATTTCATCCTCTTCTAAAACATCTTGATAGATGCTTTCATATTCTCCTGTTGTTACAGCGTTTTTGTTGTTTTCTGTTCCGTGGCCACCTTTATTTCCAACGGCATTTTTGTTTCCTATTTGTGCTTTACTCTTTGTCCTTGTTAATTTGTTTTTACGAATTATACTTCGCAACTCTGAATGAGTGATATTATATTTTTCAATAATATCTTTGTATTTCATACCTCGTTTATAATCTTTTTTTATTTTCTTAACATCTGCCTCTGTCAATACATATCACCCACCTCCGTTACTTTTTTAGGACTGCCTTTTCACCTGTTAGTAGTTCCCATCGTTTTACTATTACATCGCAATACTTTGGATCTAGTTCCATTGTGTAGCATCTTCTTTTTACTTGTTCTGCTGCAATCAATGTCGAACCGCTTCCACCAAATAAATCAAGTATTAAGTCATTTTCCTTACTTGAGTTCTTTATAAGATATACTAATAAATCAATAGGCTTCATTGTTGGATGTTCTGCATTTTTAGTTGGCTTGTCAAATTCTAATACTGTACTTTGTTTTCTATCATTTATAAAATAATGTCCTGCACCTTCCTTCCATCCGTATAAAATAGGTTCATGTCTCCATTGGTAGTCTTGTCTTCCCATAACAAAAGTATTTTTTACCCATACTAAACATTGAGCTAATTTAAAACCTACTGCATTAAAAGCATTTCTAAAGTTTAACCCTTCTGTGTCTGCGTGGAATACATAAACACTACTTCCACATTTTGTTACTTCAAACATATTTCTAAACGAGTCTAATAAAAAATTATAAAATTCTGTTGATGTCATATTGTCATTTTCTATTTTTAAAGCATCAACTGTCTTTCCTTCGTAATCAACATTATATGGTGGATCTGTAAGAAGCATATCCGCTTCTTGTTTATCCATAAGACGCAAAACACTCTCTTTTTGCGTGCTATCTCCACACATTAATCTATTTTTACCTAATATCCAAATATCTCCTGGCCTTGTTGTTGGTTCTTCTATTTCATTTAATGCTTGTTCCAGGTCAAAGTCATCTTCTTTTGAACCTTCAATATCTTTTAGAATATTATCTACTTCATCAAAAGTAAATCCTGTCATATCCATATCAATGTCTGTTTCTTTTAATTCTGCAAGTAATTCTTCTAATTTTGAATTGTCCCACTCACCAGTTATCTTATTTAATGCAATATTTAAGGCCTTTTCTTTTGTTTTATCTAGGTCAACAATATTGCATTCTACTTCTTCATATCCTAATTCTTTCAATACCTTTAGTCTTTGATGTCCGCCTATAACAGTCATATCTGCGTTAACTATTATCGGAGCAACATACCCAAACTCTAATATACTTCTTTTAATCTTTTGATATTCTTCGTCCTCTGGTTTTAGGTCTTTTCTTGGATTGTATTCTGCTGCTTTTAATTTTTCTATGTTTATTTTTTGAATATTCATAATTGCACTCCTTAAAACAACTTGATTCATATCTGCAAGTTTTGCATTCTCTTAACATACATCTACCAAAATTCATAGGCGTACCTCTTATCGTTGGTTGCGGACATAGGATTCGAACCTCGTCTATGGGCTATGACCCCATCGTGCTACCATTACACCATCTCCGCCAAATAAAAAATAGACACCGCTTCTAGTGTCTATTTCTATATATATTTCACAAAGGAGAAAAAAGGTATTACATTATTTTCTCAATTATAATTATAACATAGTAGTTTTTTCAAAAATACGGACAAAATATATAAATTTTATGGACAAAATTAAGACATTTTATTTTTATTGTACTCTCTTTGCATTATTTTTATTGATCTATCAATAGTTTTTTGTATTGATCCATACATTCTATCCTTTTTTGTTGCGATTTCTTCAATGCTCATCATCTGATAATATTTCATTTCAATAATATCTTGGTTGTATTTTTTTAATGTTTTTACTAAATCTTCAACTATTTTTATTTTAGTTTTTGTTCTTTCTATGTATCTATTCTTTTTGTCTATTTTTTCTTGTTTTTCTGCAATATAACTTTCTATATTTGAGCCTACGAACCCTTTAGGCTTTGGCATACCATCTAAATTAGCACTTTTAGCGTCTAACACTTCATTTTCTAACTCTTGTATCTCTCCTTCTACAATAGTTATACTTGCTTTTAATGAATTGTAATTCTCCAACACTTCCTGAACCTTCATCTTTTGCACCTCCTAAATTTTATATATAACAAATGTTAGTATTGTACTAACAACTATTTCTATTAAATTTATAATTTTGCTTTTGCTGTCTATATATTTATTATTCATTCCATCCACCATTTTTGCTAATGCATACAAACCTGTAAAAAACATAAATATTGCTTTAATTATTGCCACTTTTAAATCCCTCCTTTCTTGGATATTCGTGTTCGTTTCCATAATTTCTATATATAAATCTATTTTCTATCTTCTATTCGAGTTACATTTTCAAAAACTATTTTATAATTCATTTCCATTGCACCTGGTGTTTTACTATGATAAAACTTTATTCCACTCATTATTTCTGCTATATATTTTTCTTTCATATCAGTTAATCTATAATACATTTCTTGTATTTCATCAGAAATAATTTGATCTATTTCTTTATCAATTCTTTTTTCCACTTCTTTTTTTATAATACTTTCCATTTCATCCATTATTATTTCCTCCTTTGAACTCTTACTTTTTCTAATTTATATTTTTTAGCAATCAAATATGATGTATAACCATCTTCTAATGTATTTCTTTCATCAACAATAATTGGAACTCTAAAACACTTGTTTTCTTCATAATATTTAAATCTTCTATCTAACTTTTTCTTCCCTGGTTTAGTAAAGTTCTTTGGTATTTTTATGTCCTCTAAATACATCGTTCTTGATTCTTTATCTAATTCTCCAAATAGACTAGTAATAAGTTGATTTTGTGCCTTGTTTAGTTCCTCGTAAGAATCCATTAAAGCTTTATCCATTTTGCTATTCTTTTTATTAAAATACTCACATATAAATAAATCTAACCATAATATTGCTATTACTAAATATGGCATATTCTTTTCTAATACAGCAACTACTATACTAAATATAAACATTACAATATACATACATAATATTATTTTTTCTAATTCACTTAAACTTGTATCCTTTTTCCATTTACTATCAATCATTTCTTTTATAACTTTATTCATCTTTTATACCTCCCAATAATTGTTTGTATGTTTCCATTTGTGTTATTAAACAATTTCTTGTGTTTATTAACTTTTCTTTTTCTTTTTTACTTAAATATGTAACATCTAGGCCATACTCTCTTTGATATGGTTTCATTTCTCTTTCATAAACTTTTTCACAAGTTTCTAAATCTTTTTTTATTTTATCTTTACTGATGCTATTTTTTAATTTTTCTTTTAAACTTTGATTTTCAACTGCTAATAACATACATCTTTTATTTTCTTCATTACATTCTTTTTGTAATTTATTTATCTGATTTACTGCTTTTGTTGATATTGATAATTCCTGTAATTCTTTTATCTCTTTATGTTGTTTCTCTATTATTTTTTTGAGAATTATTATATCTCTATCTTTTGATACTGTTTTTGATATTTTTTCAAAAATACTTTCATAATTATTTTCTATCAAACTATCTAATTCTTCTAATTCTTGATTTGTAATTATTGGAACACTAATTTTTAAGGCATCATTTTCTTCTTTGTTCATTTTATACCTCCACCCATTTTAAATTTGATTGTTCTTCTGCAGGATTCCATTGACCCCATATTTCTTCACTATATTTTAATAATTTCATAGTTTCTTTGCTGTATTCTGTTGTGCAATATTCATTAGCTTTAAAATGATCGTTAAACCCTAATAACAAATTAATCATATCTGTCATTATATTTCCTGACGGATCTATTGGTTTTGCATATATTCCATAAGTCATTTTTAATTTTTCTTCAGTTTCAAATACTGCACATACATCAAAACTTACAACTCCACTTAAAAAATGCATTGCTTCTTCCGGTGTATATTCTTCCATATTTAAGAAACAAAATCCTACTGAATTTGTTTTGCCATCGTGTTTTTTAATATTCTTCAGATTAATATTTTTATTATACTTTTCAAATTCTTCTTTACTCATAAATCTAAATACTTTCATTGTAGCCACTCCATTTCTTTGCATTTTTTATTTATTGCTTGTAATTCCTGCATTGTAATATCTCCTGCATCATGATAACAACTTATTTTTGTAAAACTTTTATATCCTGTTTCAAAAACAATATAATTATCTTTTAAATCTACATCCATATAATAATAAATATTTTCATTTTCATATTGTTTTTTATATCCCAGCTTTTTAAACATTTCGTCTGCTTTTGATTCATCATAATAACATCCTGTGCATCCCATTTTTTCTACTCTACAAGTATCCCATTCTTTTCCTGTACACTTCATCTTTTTGTACCTCCATATAATTTCTTTTTACCCACTTTTCACAGTTAGTTGGTTTTCCTGGTTCTTTTATATCTTTACAAAAGGGAAACTTTCCACAATTAGTACACCTTTTGTTCATAAATTTCTACCTCCTAATATTTCAATTAAATCCCATTTTGGATTATCTGCTGCAGGTATTGTCTTGCTTCCGTATTTTAAAATTTCTATTACTGTGTCAACATCTATCATTCTTACATCGTGGCCTTCAAAGCAAATAAGAAAATATGCTTTTAATCCTGCATTCTTGCATTTTTTCATTTCATCACATTGTTTAATATCTTTGTCGGCCATATGCCATTTATTTGTTTTACATTCTTTTGCATCAAATACTGCTTTATAATTTGGAAGAAATATCTCATAATCAAAAGGCTCTCCTTTTATGTAAGTTCCATCTTGTAATCTTTCTGCATGATTTTTATGTGCGTGTCCACCTATTTTTTCTATATAATCACATACTTGTTTTATTTTATTTTCAAATTGATATCCTCTTCTTGGCATTTTTATTGCTCCTATCTTTCTAATTTACTTTTAAAATAAGGTCGGTTTTCTGTGTTATAACACAAATTAGAGTTAGGACATTTCATAGTTTTCTTTTTTACACACATTTCGCAACTCTTAATTTTTTCAGCTTTTATTATATCTATTAAATAACTTCCTATGCTTTTTCCATATCCCATATAATCACCTACCTATAAAATAATCTATTCAATATTTGTGTGGCCTGCATTTTATTCAAATTCTCTGTGTCAAAGTCTTTCATAAATCTTTTTATACTTTCAATTTGTTTTTCACTTGCAGGATATTTACCCCACTTTTTCATATTTTCAACATTCCAAATATACTCATATTGAGGATATTCTTCTTGTAAATATAGGAATACCTTATCTAGTGCTTTTTGCATACTCATTTTTTGACCGCCTATTGTTGTTTTACCTAATTCGTCTTGTGCAGGTATTCTTATTTTTTTCTTTGGAATACTAACAACCATATCACCATTTGGCATTTTGAAATAATTAACTCCGTGTGTGTTATACTCTTGTTCTTTTGCCCATAAATTAACTATTTCAACATTTCTTATCCAACTAGCAGGACAATCTGACTTTTTAGTAATTAGATCAGGTAATTCAAATAAGTCTCCTATTATTTCGTCTTGTTTGCTTGCAGGAACAGTATTTAAATCTATTCCAAGTAAGGATGGTGCTGTACACAAATTCGCTCTTCCTGTTGTTCCCACTAAATCTATCAATGTCAATTTTTCTTTTCCTGGATAAAGTCTTAATCCTCTTCCTACCATTTGCGTATATAAAGAACTATTGCTTGTTGGCCTTGCTATCATAACAGTTTCAACAAGTGGCATATCCGTTCCTTCTGTAAATATCATACAATTTACAAGTACAGGTATTTCTCTATTTGTAAACTTCTTAATAAGTTCATCCCTATTTTTTGTTTTTGCTGTTACCGCAACCGCTCCTGGTATTTTCTCTGCAATAGCTTCTGCATGATCTACACTACACGCAAATATTAAAGTTTGACCTTTTGCATATTTCTTGTAAGCTTCTGCTATTGCATTATTTAATACATCTTGGTTCATTGCCTCTTCAAGTTCTCCTGGTGCAAAGTCTCCCATTCTTCTTGCAACTTTTGAAATGTCATAACCTATATTTACTCTCATACAATAAATGTCTGTTAAATATTTATTTTGAATTGCCCACTTAATATCTCTTTCAAATATGATATCCTGATATATATCGTCAAGCCTTACATTATCACCCCTGTTTGGTGTTGCTGTAAATCCTAAATGTAATCTTGGCCTAAAATATTCATATATTTTCCTGTATGATTTTGCTGCAGCATGATGTGCTTCATCTGTAATTATCATATCGAAATCATCAGGCTTGAATTTATCTAATCTATGTATTATACTTTGTACAGATGCTATGACAACATCTTCTCCGTTGGATTTGTGATTCGCCATTTCAATTCCAACAGGGCAGTCATAGTATTTGATTGGCTGTGTAACTAGTTCTTCTCTATGTGCCAGGACTAATACACGGCCTTTTCTTTTTAGAGTTGTGAAGGTTGCTGTTTTTCCTAATCCTGTGGCCATTTGTATTAAGTATGCTCCTGGATCTAAAGTTTCAATTAGATCGTGACATTCTTGTTGATAATCTCTTAATACTAAACTCATACTAAACCACCTACCCCAAGCAAAGCATCTTTTAAGTAATAATCATTTTCTATTGGATAAAGATCTCTTAATAAAGTTTTCGCTGCAGTATCTCCTGAATGGAAATATACAAAAGCATAATCTACATCTATCCTTTTTATTTTTCCTACTTCTACCTTATAAAACATATCATTTGCACCTAAAGGTATATAAGCTACTATTTGACCATCTTTAAAATGTTTCATTTCTCTGCTCCTTTCTCTTTTTGTATTTTTCTATTCTTGCTTGTGAAAGTTCAATTGTTTTTACACATTCTTCTTTTTCAAACATACCAATATGTGTATATTCTTTTGAAATTCCTAATTGTTTTGATAACCAGTCATAAGCTTTATATCTCGTTGTAATTCTTAATGGTTGCATCCATATTTGATCAAAATAGAAATGTGCTGTTTTTCTGTATCTTCGTAGTTCTTCATTTGCTAATGTTCCAAGTGGTATATCTGTTCCAGGATGCACTCCTACGAACGCTCTACAATTCCTACATAAATAACATTTTCCTTCTCCATATTCTCGGCCATATATTTCTGCGTTTGATGTATATACAACTGGACTTCCACAATATCTACATATTGTTGGTTTTTCCATTTTTCTTTCACTCCTTTGGCATTTCATACACTTGATTTTGTTTTATATAATCATTTCCATATTTTTTATATGGAATATGTATATATTTTTGCGTAATTTCTTTTAATATTTCCTTTGCTCTTCTTTCTGTTGTATAATATCCTAACTCTCTATAAACATCATCTACACCAACTAATGCAACCGCTGATATTACAAAATCACCATCGCAATCAGCAATCATAATATTTGTGATATTATCAAAGTTCACTATTTCATCTTTATTTTGACTAACTATAATCATACAAATTCCCCCTTAAATATTGTTGATATAATTTCCATGCAAGTATTTATAGTTTCACAAAGAGTTTCTTCAGTTATTGGCCTGTTGTATTCATCTTTTCCATTTAGCATTTTGTGTAACTTAACTCTTGCATTTTCAGTATCTTTTATATGTTGGATGTGCTCCTGATAAATAGAGTTCCAAAATTCCTGCTGCTTTTTATCTTTCTCATAAGCAACTAATGCTTTTTGTTTTAATTTTGTTGCTTTTTCAGGACTTATTTGCTTATTGTGATACATTACAAGTAAGTGTTTTAATGATAAAAAGCAGTTAGTTTCTATGATATTGTAATCATCAGGAGGTGTTTCAAGTTTTATAGAATCATTTATAATTTCTTCTTGATTTTTCATTTGGTCTTACCTCCAATTTTAATTTTTTACATACCTCAAATATGCAATTTATGTATAGGTCTTACCTGTCTTACCTTTTTCCGTGAATATATTTATATTTTTATAGAAATTTTTTATTTTAGAATTTAAATAAAAATTTCCCATGTAAGAATAATATTTTGGTAAGATGTAAGACTTTTAATTTTTTATTATATAAAAGTCGCTTGTATCAAGGTTTTCAAAAGGTCTTACCTAAGGCTTACCTTTATTGCTTTTGGTAAGCCTAAAAAGGTAGATCCTCCATTTCTTGTTGTTGATATTTTTCTTCATAAGCAATATCTGATGTTTCAGGTTCTAATCTAAATTTGATATAATTTGCTTTTACTCCATATGCTTTTGTTTGATGTGTAAACTTTCCTTGTGAATTTCTTTCAATTTGATTTCTGTCTGCAAAATTTCTTATTACTGCTGTAAAATCAAAACCTGCTTTGTTTAGTGCTTCAGCATATACTGTTTTATTTACAAGACAAGTATCTTCATCTTCATTATATTTGCCCCAAACTTCTCCAATATTGCCATCTGTATCTTTGAATTTTTTAATATTTTGTGAAATCCAGTCCATTGTCCATTCATATGCTCTAGTAGAAACATCAACTTCTTTGCTACTTGTAAGCCATTTACTTACATCTTCTATTGTTAATTTTTCATCTTTGAATATATTTTCTGTAGATATTTCATCTGCTAACAAGATCGTGGCCATTGCCATTGCTTGTTTGTCAGTTGTATCAGTTTTCTCCAATATTTCTTGAAATATCTCTCTATATCTTTTCTGTAATTCCTCTTGTTTAGGAATATTGTTTATAAATTCTTTACCAGCGTGACCATAATTTTTTCTAACAAAGTTACTAACAAAATTACCATCTGCAATTACTTTTTCCGTGGCTTCAACTTCTATAACTCTGTTCTTTACTCCACCGCCTGATGTTGCTTTTGTGATTGGTTCTTCTCCTGTAAATAGGAAGCAACAATTCCATTCTTTCAAAAGTTCTATTCCGCCATAAGCCTTTCCTCTACCTCTATCAACACCTTCAGTCAAATACATAACTAAGTTGTCAAAGCTGTCCCATCTATTTTTTATCGTTTGTAATTCATCTCCTGCAAACGGAATGTCATGTACGAATGCTGCATATCTTGCTAATGCCACTTGTGTTGCATTTAATGTTCTTACTAATTTTCCTACTTCAGGATTACCCCATACGGACATTGCGAGCATTAATCCAACAGTCTTTCCTGTTCCAGTTCCGCCCCATATATGTACGACAAATGGCAGTACTCCCAACATTTGATTAAGTGTACTAGCAAACGAAGATGCTAAAAGTAGATGTGCAATTTTACTATCTTTTCTTACTTTTCTGCATACTTCTTTCCATTCTTCGTATTCTCCAACCTCCTTTATACTTGCATAAACATCTTTAAATGCTATGTCTCCATCATATTTAAGATTATCAACATATGGTGCAAATTCATTTTCTATCCATCCTAATCTATCAGTGCTACGACTAACTGGTATTTCTTTTGCATTTAATGAAACTACATCTGCAATATATGAAACCAGGTCTTTTGCATTCTCTGAATTAACTTCAATTCCTCTGTCAGAAAGTTGTATAATATTTGATTTATTTGCTACTACGCTTCTTTCAATTGTTATGTACTGCCATTTATTGTCTTTGAAAAATGCTAGTTTTATTTTTTCTGTCTCTGAATCAACATTTATCAATCTTTCTACTGGTAATATAGGATGTGAACAAGCTACTATTGTTTGAGGAATCATACCTGCTCCAAGAGTGCTTTTGGTTACTCCTGTGTCCTCGCATTCCCATTTTCCACACTTTAAGTCTTTTATAGGTGGTTGTGTGAATTGGATTGTATTACTGCCCCTTTGTTTGAACTTCTGTGCAAATTCGGTTTGGTATGCTTTTAATAACTTGTCAAAACTTCTTATATTTCCAAGTTCTCTTGCTTTGTCTTGTAATTTTATGATTAATGTTGTTCTTGCTACTTGATTGTCCATTGAAAATATATGTTCAAATACTTCTTTGTCTAATATAGACTCTTTGGTTAATTCACTAATTTCCCCAAAAGGTGTAAATCCTTCATCCATTAGTTGATCTGAAAGTTCTAACTCTTGATTCAATCCTCTTCACCACCTTTTTTTCGTATTTCCAAAACCATATTTTATCTTCATTAGATCCATTTATAAATATTTCATCTATTAAAGAATCAATATAGTCTTTATTGTGCATTGCTTCTACATATAAATCGCTGATATCTTCTTCAGGATTTTTTGGTGCATATTCTTCTTCCCATCTCCAAAGTAGATGCAAATAATCACATAGTAATTGAAATGTTTTATTTTCCCATTGCTTAAACATTTCTTCTGTTTTTCTTTTTTGTTTATATTTATTAATTTCTAAATAACTTGCTGGCCTTTCTGCATCCAGGCCTAAACCTAAAGTGTAATTTATGTTTTTCGCTGCTTCTAAAGCATTTATATTTAATAATTCTGATACAAGAGAAATTGAATCGCCACCTTTGCCACATCCAAAGCAATGCCATATTTGTTTTCGTGGCGAAACAGAAAAGCTTGCTGTTTTCTCTTTATGAAACGGACACACACATTTATATGATCTATCAAGTTTTATTCCATAGTGTTCCGCTACTTTTACTATATCTGCCCTTCCTTTAACCTCTCTTATAAAATCCATTTGCTACCTCCTAAAATGGTAAGTCATCATTATCTGCTGCAGCATCAAATGCTTGGTCATATTGATTATCGCTTAACTCTTTTTTATTTGGTATTTTTGCATCTTCAGCTTTATCATAAGAAACTGCGAAGAATGGTTTTACTGCTGTATGTACTTGGCCGTCTTGTCCTAAAAAGTCCTCTTCTCTGAATACTAATCCGACTTTTTTACCTTCAAGTGTTTTTTCATCAAAGTTAAATTTGAATTTATCGTTTGAAGCTTCTACTGATGTTATTAATCCTTTGAATTTTGGATTTGTTGTTCCTGGATCATATCCTTCAGTAAATACTGTCCAAACACCGCTCCATTTCTTTTCATCTCTTGTATCATTGTCAAATCTTCTTTGATAAAAGTCTTTAAATTCTCCCTCTAAAATGTCTATTGCTAATTTCAAATATTCTTTTCCTGCTTGTGTTTTCTCGCAAGCTACTCTTTTAATTATGCATTTATATCCTCCTGCAGGTAATGTTTCAAATTCTCCAAAGGCTTGTGCCTCATCATATCCTTGTGGTTTTTCCATAATTATTTTTCCTCCAATTCTTTTATAAATTTGTTGTATTTAACAGCTATTTCATGTTCTATTTTGCAACCCCTTGCTTTTTCCCAACCTGGCATAAATATTATTGCATCTACTTTACTCATTGCCTCAATTGATTTTGCTAAATAATATAATCTTGCATCTCCTTCAGGTGTTTTTTCAGCAAATATTGTATCTATAACTTTGTGTCCTTGTTTTTCTAATTCTTTTACTAATTCTGCTCTTTCATTTCTGATTTGTTCTTCAGACTTTCCATTCATTGGTTGACTAATCATTATTTTTAAAGATTTCATTTCTTCCATTGCTTTGTGCTCCTTTTCTTCTTTTAATTTTAGTAAATATAAAGTTTTTGTTTTTATTAATTCATCATATTTATCTTGATCCACCGTTATTGTTGGTGTAGAAAATACCCTATCAAGTCCCATAATTATTTATCCTCCTTGTTAGCTTTTACTTGATGATATTCAAATGCTTTTAAGTAATTATCATCGTACCATTCTAGTTTTATATGTCTGATATCATCTGCATTGATATAATCTAATACATATTTAAAATCTTCTTTATCCATTTAATTTACCTCCTTTCTTCTCTTTGTACCAATGCCAAAATCCTTTGAAGTCTGCCCTATACTTTTTTGCAACTCCTTCATTGTGTTTCTTCCAGGCTTTCTTTAGGTTATTTCTTTCAATTTTTCTTTGAAGACTCATTTTGTTTTACCTCCTTCTTGTTTAATTCGTAATATTCTCTAATCTTGTCATCTACCATTTTTAAGTCGTTATCAATTTTTAAATCAAACATTCCCATTGGTGATTTACAAGTGCTATATCCATCACTTTGTGTTTCAAAATAATGCTCTTGGCCATCCGTTTTGCAAAGTAATACTATTGAGAATAAACCTTCTAATGTAAGCTGATTATCAAGCATTTTTCCACTTGTTTTTGCTTTGATTTTTCCTGTGTCTGTTGTTTCTGTATGATGTAAGAAATAAACAATTACATCTGCAGGTGTATTTCTTATAACAAAATCAACTAATCCTCTAAAGTTAAGTGCTACATCAGTAAATTTGTTGTAACCTAATTCTTTGGCTCTGTCGAACATCTCAAAGGCCATTAAATATTGACTGTCATCTATTACATAAGTTTTGAAATTTCCTTTTTGCATATTACTTTTTATTTGTGTGTAATTTACATTGTCAGCTTTGTTTAGTTGCTTTTTAAATGGTAATGGTTTTCCTGCAATGTTATAAATTACAACATCTTCTTTATTGAAATTACGAAGTGAACAACTTTTACCTGATCCACTTTCTCCTAAAACTAATACTGGTATTCCCATATTTACTCTCCTTCCTCAAATCGACCATATAAAGTAATGTATGTTTTTCCATTTATTTTTTGAATTTGGTCTTTTGATATATGTTCTACATTTTCCGTATATCCTAATTCGTGATCATAATCAAATAAGAATTTTATATAAATATCTTCATCCATTATTTAATCCTCAAACTTTCTCCTCTTGGCTCTAGGTGAGCAAAAGGTAAATCTTTTCCTGCTTCCAAGTCTGCCCTAATTTTGTCATTATCATTTTCAATAATAGTTTTTGTATATTCTTCAGGAACTTCTCCATCAATAGTAAGTGCTTGTTTTCCACCATTTTTTGCTATATTAAATGTAAATAAGTCTGTTGCAAATTTTGTTTTTCCTGTTTGTTTCATTGCGTTAAACAAGTTTTGTTTTAATGCATTTACCCTATTGTCAAATACTTTCGCACTATCTGATAATCTTTTTGCTTCTGCTTTTCTTGCATCTCTTTTTGCTTCTAATTCTTTTATAATTTTTGCGTATCCATCTGCCTTGTCTTCAATTTCCCCTTCGATTCCTTCCAATGTATCAAGTATCATTTGCTCATCTACATCTTCGTCATACAACATATTTAATACAGTTTCATAATCGTTTGTTAATTGATATAAATTACTCATCTTTGTTTTCCTCCTTTTGAAATAAATTATCTTCTAAAGTATGAAATAATATCATTCCATTAAGTAACATTGTAAATTTTATATCTGCATCATTCATTTTTGTTTTTAATTCAGGATCTTTTTCCTTTCTTTCATTCATTGGATCAGCCATTGTTATTGCTGTTGCATTTTTATAAATTTCTTTTAATTCCTCATATGTATAAGTTTTTCCTTTTTCAATTTTTAAATTTTCCATTTTTACTTGTCCTTTCTAACTTTCTGTGATAAAATACAAACAGAAAGTATTTATATAAATATTTTTTTATAGAACTATTTACTTACTTTGCGGTTGGTTGGTAGTTCTATTATTTTTGGTGTTTCCTCGGTGTTAGAAATAATTAAGTCTTTTACTAATGCTGAAAAATTGTCTGCTGCGATTTCATGTATTTTTCTCAATTTTGCATTTTTATCATTAAGTCCACCATATTCATTTGAAAAACACAAATCTTTAATCTTTTTGAATTGATCTGCACATTCTCTTTTGATGTCTATAATTTCTTTATCTCGTAAATCTACTAATCTTTTAAGTCTTTTAATTTCTTGTGCTTCTTCTGTGTGTTTACCTGGCATACCTTTTACCTCCTTTCAATTTTCTTAATTTATATTTCATTGTTGCCAATGTTATAATGTGCCATATGTAGCATTTATCTAATTTGTCCATGTATTTTTCCTCTCCTTTCTGCTTTCGCTTCTTGGATTTCCATTCTAATTAAAATAATAATTAGTGTTGGTATTGAGATATAGACAACTGTCATAATCATATCCATTGTTATTATTTCAGCTAACTTTTCAGCAATTATAGTGGCCAATATTGGAAGCCATATAATTGATGTTCCTAACATAAATTCAATAATATTTTTAATAATTTTCATTTGTATTCACTCCTTCTCCTAATATTTTCTTTAATAATTCGAGCTTGGTTTCTGCTTGGATTCTTCTTTCTTTTTCTTTTTCGTAGATATCACGGCTTACTGCATTTCCTCCTACTTTTATTTTGAAATGTCCTCCTTCAGTTTGTTTATATTCTAATTCGCCGTTATCCATCATATTCTTTACTTCTTTGAAACCAGTATGAAATCTTTTCATATAAGCTGTTAAGCTAATCCATTCTTCTTCCACTTTGATTTCCTCCTTATAATAGTGTGTCGTGTCGCATTTTTATTATTTTTCATTTTCTCCTTTGCCTCCTTGTTATGATTTCCTAACTTTTTCTTTAAAAAAATAATCAGGTATTTCTTCTTCTTCAATATCTAATGCCCTACATAGTTCTTTAATATCTTGTTGATCAAATCTTAATTTGTTGTTTAATCTTAAATTTAATGAAGTAGATGATATTGTTATTTTCTTCACTAAATTTTCTCTTGTTCCGTATTTCTCTTTGATTCTACCAAGCAGTTTGCTGTAATCATATGTAATAATAGCTTCTACCATGATATTCATCTCCTTTCTTTTGGTTATGTTTTCCTAACTTTGTATGTATCTTATAACAACTTTTTAATAATGTCAACAGTTTTTTGAAAAAAAGTTTTTATTTCCTAACTTTTTTTTTCAAAAACCTTGCAAAAACCCCATTTTTATAATATAATATGCTCAAATAAAAAATTAAGGAGGTACTTATGGAACAAGAATCTTTTGCGAGCCGTTTATCAAAGGCCTTATTAATTAGAAATATGAAACCTATTGATCTAGCAAAAAAGAGCGGTATAAACAAAGCTACTATTAGTGAATATCTTAATGGAAAATATGAAGCAAAACAAACTAATATATATATATTAGCAAAAGCTCTTAATATAAATGAAGCTTGGTTAATGGGATTTGACACAAATATAGATCGTATTCCTGATAATGAAAGAACTCAAATAATGACATATACATCAACCGATGATTCTATGTTGCCTCTTTTAGGTGTAGATGATGTTGCGTATATTCAACCTCAAGAAACTTATATGTCAGGAGAAACTGTTTATTTTCGTATAGAAAATAAATTAATGATCAGAAAAATTATAAATAAGGATGATATTATTGAATTTCATGCAATGAATCCATATTATCCTATATTAAAATATACTACTAAAGAATTAA